GCCAGCCGGTTGCGCTGCCCGCGCCGGCTGGTACTGGCAGCTCAGTCAGCCCAGGCACACCCATAGCCGACTAATACACAAAACGAGGCAACACCATGACCTACGCTGGAAACATGATCTACCTCACGACCAGCAAAGTAACAATCGCCGCAGCTGAAGGCGACACACCGTCACGCATTATTGAGGGCGTCGCAGTGCCATACAACGTCATTGCCACAGTAAGCGGCGGCGAGCAAGTCATGTTTCTACCGGGCAGCCTGCCCATTGACGGCAAAGCCCCACGCCTGCTCGAGCAGCACGACGGCAGCAAAATCATTGGCATCGTCACTGCACGCATGGATGACGAAGAAGAAATGCGCTACGCCGCACGCATCAGCAAAGCAGCCTGGCGTGAACTGTCAATCGTGGCCGAACCAGCATTTGAGGGTGCCACCATTGACAGCATTGCGGCTGCTAAGGTAAAAATTAACGAAAGCGAGAAACCCATGTCTGACCCAATTGAGCAAGTAGAAACCCCAGCCGCAGCACCAAAAACCCCAATCTGGGCTGAGGCACGCAAAGCGCCATCGCGTTTGCCGTCAATGTCTGAATACGTTTCGGCATTCGTGCAAGGCGGCGAGAAGTTTGCAGCCGTCAGTCGCATGGTCGCAGATCATCAGGCGTACCACAACCCAATCGCAGCAGCCGCAGGCGACATCATCACAACCGACACACCTGGCTTGCTGCCAGTACCAGTTGTCGGCCCGGTCTACAACAACATCAATTACCTGCGACCAGTTGTCGCAAATGTTGGTGCGCGTGCAATGCCATTGGGTGCAGGCAAAACTTTTAACCGACCAGAAATCACCACACACACTTCAGTCGCACAACAGACAACTGAACTGACAACGCTTAGCTCAACTACGCTTGTCGTGTCGAGCAACATTGTTACCCGGTTGGTTTTCGGTGGCACGGTTCTGGTGTCCGAAGCCGATGTTGACTGGACTGACCCTGCATCTATTGACATCATCTTGCAAGACCTTGCTGGACAATACGCAGACGCAACCGACAACTACGCAGCCGATCAAATGTACTCAGGTTCCACCAATCAAGGCACCTGGTCTGGCACAGCCGCAACAATCTTGACGGAAATCTACACAGCCGCACAACTCATCAGCGCAACAACCAACGTGCTACCAACGCACTTGTTCGTTGACCCTGAAATGTGGGCAAAAATTGGCAGTCTGGTTGACAACGATGGCCGACCACTATTCCCAAGCGTCGGCGCAATGAACGCATCAAACGCGTCATACAACGCAAACAACTGGAATGGCAACCCACTTGGCTTGACGCTTGTTGTTGACAAAAACTTTGCTGCAAAAACCGCCATCGTCGGTTGCGCTGCAGGCCCATTTGCAGGCTTTGAGATTTACGAAAACCAGCGCGGCCTAATTGCCGTTGACAAGCCTGAAGTGTTGGGCCGTCAAATCTCATTCCGCGGCTACTTCGCCACACTCATGATCGACGGGACTAAGTTCCGTCGTTTCACCTACGCCTAGTCATTAGGTTGGTGGCATGGCCACCTACACAACGACCCACGCGCAAATCACCGACAACGTAGGCGTAATCGCCACGCTCACAAACAACCCCATTGAGGTAGGCAACAGCATTACCTTGTCGGGATTTACTGGCACACTCACAACGCTGAACACCACGTTTGTCGTAACGGCAATCCCTAAATACCTGTTTTTAGGTGTTGATGACCAGGGCGATTATGTTTACGACTACAACGTGCCGATCCAGTTGCAAATTGCGTTCGCTGTCACCGACGACGACTACGAACGGGCGCCTGCAATCGGCACCGTCACGTTCACACCAACCTGCAGTTGGGTGACTGTTGCCGATGTTGAGGATTGGCTAGGTTTTACCGTTACTAATCCCAGCTCAGATTTTGACCTGCTGACAATGGCGGTTGGGGCAGGCAACCAATTTGCGTACCGACGCCGCCAAGAAGCTGGCTACTTTGACTCAAGCCTGTCAACAGTGCCAAGCCTCGACGTCAAACTAGGCACCGTCATGTACTGCGGCTACCTGTACCGGATGCGTGGTAGCGCGTCAGAGTCATACGCGGCCTACGATCCGATGGCCACGTCAGGGCCAATAGGCGGCTCATTCGTTGAGGTCATGCGTCTGTTAGGCATAAACCGACCACAGGTCGCCTAATGGCCGCAGAACTAAAAGATGGCTACAACGACCTGCTAACGCTGTTAGAGGCCATTACAGCGTTGCCAGTCGTGTCGAGCAGCGACCCACGCAACATCAACCCCCCATGCGTACTGATTGACGCGCCAACATTCCTGATGCACACCAATGTGATTACCGAAATGCAGTTCACCATTAAAATCTTGGCTGTCGGCCCAGGCGACCGTAAAGCCCTAGACAAACTGTTAGACCTAGCCGACCTGATTAGGGCAGCAAAACTGGGGCTGATGTCAGGCCGGCCGACAGTCGTACAAATTGGCGCCCAAGATTTTGCTGCCTACGAACTAACATTGTCAACAAAGGTGGCACCATGAAATACCGCATCATCACACACCGGCTAAACGGTCACAACAAAGGCGACATTGTGACGTTTACCGACGGCAACGTCATTGAATACCTGATCAACTCAGGGCAAATAGAATTGGCAGCTGCCGAAACTGTCACCAAAGACGAACCAAAACCTGCTAGAACTAAACTTAGGAAACGGAAGGACTAAACCTCATGGCCTCAACGACAGTCTTAAGCAACCCGGTGGTCAGCATCGGCACCACCACGCCTGGCACCGCAATCAGCGATCAGGTTGTCAGCGCCGTTGTCACCACAACCCAAGACGCGCTTGAGTCAACAGCCTTTGGTCAAACCAACCGCACCTACGTCGGCGGCCTAACCAACTGCACCATCACGCTCACCATGCTGATGTCGTATTCAGCATCAGAAACCTACGCCCTGCTAAACAGCCTTGTCGGTGCAGCCGCCACCTTTGTTTCAGTGAAAGCTGTTGACGCTGCAATTAGCGCCACCAATCCAGAGTTCCAGCTCACCAACGGCTACGTCGAGTCATTTGACGTTGTGAACGCCGCCCTGGGCGAACTG